GAAGCTCTCTCGGACCGAGAAGGCCGAGCACGACCCGCAGTTCGTGGCCTTCTGGAACGCCTACGACCGCAAGGTGGCGAAGCCGCATGCCGTCAAGGCGTGGCTGAAGATCGCCCCCGACGAGGCGTTGGCGGCCGAGATCATCAAGGCCGCTGCGGACTACGCGCGTTCCAACCCGGACGCCGAGTTCAGGAAGCACCCGGCGACATGGCTCAACGCGCGGTGTTGGGAGGACCAGCCGGCCAGAGCCTCACCCCGTGGCGGTGGAGGGTTCGACCGAAGTGGCCGCTGGACGGGTGTGCCCCGCGTCCAGAGCCTCGACGACTACCGGGGGACACGTCCATGCGATGAGAACGGAGTGCCGATCCTGTGAGCAACATTCAACGTAGCTGGGTGGAAGTGGCCCGAGTGCGGCGCAGCTGCGACCGCCACGGCGAGTTCGATGCGGTGGCGAGCGAGCTGCGGCCGGCTCCGCTGCACGTCGCCACGCGGCAGCCGAAGCAGTTCCAGGCGGTGACAAGCTGCCCGATCTGCGACGGCGAGCGGCAGCGCGAGGCCGACCAGCGGCACGCCGAGATCATGGGCGGAGTGTCGGAGCGCGACCGGCTGCGAGCGGCGGCGATGCGCGAGGCCGGCATCCCGGAGCGGTTCCGGGATGCCGACGTGTGGCACTGGCAACACGGCATGGACCAACAGCGCCGGGTGTGGGACTGCGTGCGCGACTACTGCACGGGCATCGACCACGTTCTCACGACCGGCCAATGCCTCGTGCTGCTGGGGGCGCCGGGGACGGGCAAGACCCACTTGGCCTGCGGGATCGTTCGACACGTCACCGAGAAGGGCGGTAGGGCGCGCTATACGACCGTTCTAGACGCGATCGGCACCATCCGCGCCACCTACAGCCGGGGGGCGGAAAAGAGCGAGGAGGAGGCCATGGCGGCCCTCTGCGACGTTGACGTACTGGCGCTCGACGAAGTGGGCCGCCAGACCGACACCGCCTACGAGCGCGAGATGCTGTTCCGCATCCTGGACCGCCGCTACCGGGAGACGCGGCCGACGGTCCTGGTGTCGAACCTCAACCGCGACAAGCTGGCCGAGTTCCTGGGGTCTGCGTTGGCCGACCGGACGCGCGAGGCTGGCGGGCGGTGGCTGGTGTTCGACTGGGCAAGCCAGCGCAGCAGCAAGCCGGTGCCGGTGGCGAAGGGGGAAGCATGATCGACCGCACCTACTGCCGGCGAGGCCACGACCTCACCGCCCCGATGGCCACCTACGCCGATGGCTCCTGCGTCAACTGCGCGGCCCGCGACAAGCACTTGGCGAACGCGGCGCGCAAGCGGTCGGCGTGCAAGAAGGGCCACGACTTGACCCTGCCCGGTGCGACCGCCACCTACCGGCGCACCAACGGCAAGGAGCGCACCGTCTGCGTGAAGTGCGCCGCCAACTACCGCGAGCTGCGCCGGAGCCAGAAGCGCCGCGACCGATGCGCCAAGGGTCACAGCCTGATTCAGCACGGCACCTACCCCGACGGCTCGTGCAAGATGTGCCGCAAGATCTGGCGTGACGCGCAGGCCACGAGGACGACGCCGAGGCGCAACGTCCAGCAGGAGCGCGAGGACACGATCCGGACGCGTCGGATGCTGGACCTCATGCGCGAGATCGAGCAGTGCGCGACGCACTGGGAGCGGGAGCCGTTGCAGCAGGAGTTCGCGCGGTTGCAGGCGATGGGCACGGGGGGCGACGAGTGACCCACCCCATCGGCACCGCCGTGACGTTCACGGTCCCGCACCCGGTCTCCAGCAGCAAGAACCGGCGGCGCATCTTCGCCCGCCCCGGCAAGCGCGCGATCGTGCTGCCGTCGAAGCAGGCGCGGGACGACATCGCCGAGATCCGCGCCCTAGCCGCAGCCGCCGCGCGTGGCATGCAGTTCGGGCCGGACGACGCGCTTCGCATCGACTACGTGCACGACATCGCCAGCGACTCGTTGACCGTCACCGTCACGAAGATCGGCACGCTGCCGACGAAGGGCAAGCGCGGCACGAAGCGCGACGTGCATGGGATGCTGGAGACGGTCGCGGATGCGATGCAGGGCGTGCTCTACCCGAACGACAGCGCGGTGGACGAGTTCGGGGGGAGGCGAAAGCGATGAACCTCCGCGCCCAACTCCAAGCCAACGGCGCGAGCCCGCTCGCGATCGCGTGGCGGTGCGACCAGGATCCGCTACTTCGGCAGGGCGGCGCGCAGGGCCTTCCGAACGCGCTCGGTGGTGACCTTCAGCGCGGCGGCGAGGCCGGCGACGGTGGTGGGGCGGGCCTTGGCGACCAGTCCATTCCGCAGCTTGTAGAGCGCGCGCTCGTCGATGCCAGCCAGCTTGGCGACCTCGCCTACAGGGAGCCCGCGCTTGTCGATCAGGTCGTCCAGAGTCTCGGCCATGGCGGCAGTCTGCCAAGTTCCGAAGAAATCCACAAGGTGCCGCTTGACTTTGTTCCGAACAGTGCCGATGATCGGGCGAAGAAAAGCCCCGGCCGCGTCCATCTTTCCACGGACGACGCGACCGAGGCCATCCAGCAACCGCAAGGAAGCCAGACCATGACCACGCTACAGAATGCGCCCAAGCCGGCGCAACAGAACCTTTCGAACGCCACCGTCGAGCAGCTGCGCGAAGCGGCGCTCGCCATCTTCGAGAACGGCGACGACACCATCGCCTGGGCCGAGGGCATCGGCTTGGTGTGGTGCACGATGACGGGCCGCGTGGCGATCACCGACCCGCACAGCTTCTGGTGCGTCGCCGGCTCCCCGGTGACGAACGAACGCGCCGTCGAGGTGTTGGCGTATGGTCGCCGTGGCATCTACGGCAGCGAGGTCCGGAAGCAGATCGACGCGGCCGAGGAGAAGGCCGAGCGGCTGGCCGATCATGGGACGTGCTGCGACTGCGCGCGGTGCTACGACGAGCACGACGTTGCGGACCTGACCGACGTGGTGTTCTGCCAGTGGGGGAAGAAGTCGTGAACCGCTCCATCTTCCGCAAGGAACTCGGCGAGATCGCCACGAACCTCGCGCGCCTCAACCTCGCCGTGCACGGCATGGGGATGCCGGCGACCGACCGCGACCACCTCGACTACCTGCTGTCGTCGAGCGTCTACCTCGTCGACCAAGCCAACGCGATGGCCGGCAAGATGCTGGTCGCCGAGCTGTCCGACGCCGACCGCGAGCAGGCCGCCGAGGCCGGGAGGCGCGCGTGAGCGACCCCAACCGAATGGCCATTGAGGCGATCCGCGAGCAGTGTGTGCGCTCCCTCCAGCGCGGACTGGAAGCCATCGGCTGGCAGATCCTCTCACTGGAGATCGACGCCACCACCAACCGCGCACGCATCGAACTGCGCTGCGGGGATCGACTCGTAACCTTCGACGCTCGCGAGGGGAGTGCGACGACTACCAGAGAGATCATCGAGCGCGAGACCGTGGCCATCGGCCGTCGCGGTGATCGCTTCCGCGCGGAGCGCCTGAAAGCGAGCTTGCTCGGTCGCGATCGGCACGCCGGCATGCGTTCCGGCCTGCGCCAGCTGGCGGCCTACATCGAACAGAACGCGCCGAAGCCTGCTCTGACGGGCTCCGTCCGCGAGCTGATGCGCCCCATGCTTTCCGTCGCGGAGGTGGGGCATGGCTAACCAACCGAAGCGTCGAATCATGCTCAAGCTCGACCTGCAAGCCGACTCGTGGCGCGAGCTGGAATCGGCCATGCGCCAAGTCGACCACCGACTGTTCGGCGAGATGGACGAGGAAGGGCCGGTCAGCGTCGTCAGTGGCGGCGTTGGCAGCGGCCACATCCTGACCGTCACCGTCAACCGCGACCAGACGGCGGCGGGCTACCATCGTGACCTTGCGGCCTACATGGCCGAGGTGCGCCGATGATCGACCGTCAAACGTCAATCGCACTGCTGCGCGAGGAACTGGAGCAGCAGCGCACCCGCGCGGAGGCGGCTGAGGCCGAGCTGCGCGAGCTGCGGAAGGCGATGGTCGACGCCGTCGAGATCATCGACGAGTGCC